TTCATTGCTTTTCCTCCTTACTTTCCTTTTACAGCCAAAAACAAATTTACAATAAATACCACAAATAAAATTATCTTAAATGCTATGTTAATACCTAATATACAAGCTATCCATGATATAACAAAGCTTTCTACTAAAGAGATAACTAACTCAATAAGTATAAATAATAAAATTGATAAAATATAATTCATTACTTTTCCTCACTTTCTACCTTTTCAAATCTATATTTCTGTGTTGTGTTCGGGTATTTTCCCTTATCAACTTCACTCATAAACATTTCAAGAGGTCTATTCCAGATATGCCCCTCATATTCATAAATAACTGTCAGTTCTTCTGTTTCAGTATGTCTTGATACGCCTATTACTGTTACGATTTTACCTAGCTTGAAATGCTTATATTTCTCACCTTTCTTAGGTAAAGGTCTGTCAAATTCTGTCCTGATATTGTCTTTATTGAAATGCCTTGTGAGTAATGCGAGGTCACAGTTCGGCACATCTTCGCCATCAAGTTTAAAATCTTCTGACCGCTCAACGTGCAATTGCTGAAACTCTCCGTTGTCACTAATGGTTTCTTTCAAAGCTAATGCAAAATTTTTTTCGCTATATGGTACTCTGTCTACATCAACATAATAACCACTAAATCTAAATATTCTCGCCATATTATTCCTCGCTTTCTTCTGACCAGTCTAATTTCTGACCGCAATTATCACAATATTTCTGTTTATCAGTCAATCCGTTCCCATTACAACAAGGACATAAAGCAAACTCCTTATCTTCTGTAAAATCGGGTTTCTTCGCTATCTGCTTTTCAAGTGCCTGTATTGCCACATCTAAAGCCTCAGCTCTCTTTTGTGGAATAATGCCACCTCTCGGTCTTATGTTATGTAATTCCTTAATTGCTTCACATTCTTCCATATTTTCTCCTATTCTGCTTCTGATTGAAGTTCTTTTATCCATCCATCATAATCCCATGAACTTCCACATATAGTGTCGCTTGTTACGGTTGCTAGATAATCTGCTAACTCTTCATCTGACATATTCCTTATCCTGTCGGCATTGGTCACTTTCGCGTCAACAAGTTCAAAGCACTCATCACGCCATTTCAATACATTATCAATATTAAATGAACTGTAACCTACATGGTAATAATCTTCGCCGACTTTTTTGTACTTGATTTCGTAATATGGCTTGTTGTCTATCATCCTTACGATAATTTCAAGAGATGTAACTTTGTTTTTTGCATCATCATTTTCTGAAACTTTGCTATCACATCTGCAACAAGGCTCGTTATCTCTTGAATTGTTGTTGCGCTGGCAGTTGCAAGAAATCTTTTCTTCGCTATCGTCAAATGCCTTTAAAAACATTTCAGCAATTTCTTTCTCGTACCTACCGCACATACCTTTGCAATCAACATCTGCAATAACCCTTGAAAAGAAATCTTTGAATTTGTCAACAATATAATCTCCTTCGAAATCTTTAGGTATGTCAATTACTACTTTCATTTTCTCAACCTCTCAATTCTTTCAGTTTTGCTTCGGCTTTGGATTTTGTGAAGAATACTGTCTTGCCTATATCAGCATCAGCAAAACTAACAATATTTTTATAAATTCCGTCAATTAGCTGATAATCAAAATAAATGGCATAAGAATATATTTTTACCGAAATAATCTTTAAAGCAGACACGATATTTCTATCAGTGTTAATTCCGTAAACTGTATCTCCCACCTTGCAAGGCAGAATAACAAGCCTGCCCTGTTCTTCTAGCCGTTGATATTCCTTTATCCGTTCTCTGTAATTCTCTGCAAAATCTCTTAAATGCCTTAACACATCCCACTTAAACATATTCTTTTCAGCTTCCATAAGGCTTTCAGCAGCCTTAATAGTTTCTTCAAAAGTCCAGCTATTGATTATATCTGTTAATCTCTCCATTCCTACTCCTTTATTATTTTCCAAAATATAGCCACCACTTACTCTTAGATATGTCAATCTTCTGTTCGTGCAATTTCAAAATCTTCTTATTATTTTCTACATATACAGACATCTGGCTTTGCACTAATTCATTCGATTTTAACTCTGGGTACAGCTGAACAAGTGATATGTAATCCTCATTCTTAACACTTGAAAATGCATCTTTCTCATATTCCATATAGTTCTGAACCAAGTTACCTATCTGTGTTTCTATTTCTTTGTTTGCTTCTTCGTATGCAACAATTTTCTTACCTATGGTTCTTTCTGAAATGACATCATCTGCACAAAAGCAAAATGCAATAATTAAAGTAATACATAAGCACGAACCTACAATACCTGCGCAGCACCCTAAAAGCCCTAGACCAAATGGCTCAAAATCACTTTTGATTGAAATTGTAAATCCTACTGCTGTTGTTAAAATTGATAATACTAATAATAAAATAATCATTCCTACTCCTTTCTAAAACGGGCATTCGTTTGGATTCCTTAGAACCCATTCCTTACCTGCTTCTGCAACGTCCACATTCGCCCTATTTACAACATTTTTCATCTTCTCGATAAAACTATCCTTATCAGCATTTTCACTTGATAAATGGCACATTATGACGTTCTGCAAGCTGTCTGAATCGTTAGCCTTGACAAAATCGCAAGCTGTGTCAATGCTTAAGTGACCTCTGAATACGTGATTAGCTTTGCCTGTGTCTCTGCTGATTAAATCCTTGTCATAGTTCACACCTAAGAGAATGTGGTTTATGCCCTTAAAACGCCACTTAATCAGCTCTGTGTCGGTTATGTAAAGCAATCTACCCATTTCCTTATGTGTGATCAAAAATCCGTAACAAGGGCATTCCGTTCCGTCTGCGTTAGTATGTGTCCATCTGCCATCTACTGTTGTTAAAGCAAATGCACTGATATCGAAATTTGTTTTTTTTAGTTTGTAAGTAAGTGTTTCCGATTTACTAGCTATCATATATGGCAAAACTGTATGAAAGCCCATTCTGCACATATCTAAGGATGCCTTACTATGGTCAAGGTGTTTATGGGTGCATAACACACCCACAACATCTTTGACATTCCAATTTAATCCTTTCTTAATCTCCTTAATCGGTATTCCACAATCAAGGATAAGTGTTTCTCCACTGTCGGAAGTTAAGGTGTAGCAATTACCTGTACTTCCTGTTGCGATACATTTAAGTTTCATAAGCACCCTCCACAGCAACCATAAGGCACATTAGCGTTGAATGTTTCGTCTATTTCCTCTGCATATTTCTTAAAGCAGTCAGGTATCTCATTAAAATCTATCTGCCATTCTCCGTCTGTAACATTGCTATTCCAATTATTATCAAATGAACAACTACCGCCACTTTCCCAAAACTTAGGACAATCAACTGTACTATCTACATACCTATTGCCAAATCTGATTGTTCTTCCGTCAATTTCAAGCGTTAAAATGCCACTGCAAAGATTGGGATACTTACCTGTGTATGATATAAATTTAACGTGTTCAGAATCAGTATTTTTATTAATTATCATACTTCCACCTCATCATCTTTCGGGAACTGAAAATAATTCTGTGTCATCTCATCAAATTCAGTTTCCGACAAAAAGCTTACGAATGAAGCAACTTTTTCAGTATTTATTATCGTTTTAAGAAAAGTGACCTTTTCGTGATGCTCTCTCAACATTTCCATAGCTTTTAAAGCCTTTCCCTTGCTTGAATACTCTGCTAATTTCGTGCCGTGCGATGTGGATATGTTGTGGCAATAGATACAAGCATATTCCACATCTTTGTATTTCCCACTTGCTACACTCAAAGAAAAGAAATTGTACGGAACATCTATTGTTCCGTCCTGACTAATTATTCTCATAAAACTCCTTTCTGACAGCTTTTCTTAAATATCCACCATCAATCAATCCTACAACACATTTAAATTGAAGATGTTTTATAACTTCTATATGCCTTGTCATTCCTTGCCATATAACCCATTCCTGCTCTAATAATTCATCAAGAGTGGTAATCACATCTCCCGGTATGAACATTTGCTTGCTTAACTTGTATTCCTCATACTTCTTACGCTTATCACATAATCTACAAGCCTCGTTATATGAAGGATAGTGTCGATTTTTATAGGCAAAGCAAAACTCACATTTTCTACATGGATTATTCATAGGCTTACTCCTGCATAAATGGTGGCAATGTGCTGTCTGTTTGTTCTTCTGTCGCTTCTGTGGTAGTATCTTCAACCGAAACATTAACAACATCGCCCTCGATAAAATCCACGCTGTTAGCATTCTGTTCAATGTCATTTTCAGCTAACTTCTGTGGGTCGGTTTCAATCTCCATTCCGCTCAAAAATGTGTTCTGCTGTGTCGGATTTTCAAAATCTAACTCAATGTGCTTGCAAAGCCTGTGAAGCACAGTTTTCTTATACATCTCGCCTGTAAAATTCTTCCAAGCTGGGCTATTGCTTGCCTTGCTTGACTTTCTTGTGTTTTCAAGGTCTGCAAGGCTCATTGTGTCATACTGCATACCACCATCAGCATATAAGCAAACGGCAAACGCACCGATTATTTTTCCATCATTAAATGGTAATGGCTTAAAATCAAAAGTCTGTTCTCCACTTACAATCTTTTCTTCAAAGCTGTCTCCCTCACGAACCAACTTTGCGTAAATGTCCTTAATTGGTCTGATAGAATACTTCTTTGCCAATTTCTTAGCGCCTCTGTAATCTGTCTGATAGTTAAGCTGATTTCCATAAGGCACCAAGTAGCACTCCTTTGAGTAAAAATCCAATCCAAGATAAGCGCCTTTTAAAAGTCCGGCTGTAAGCTGTGACTGGCTGTATTTCTGTAATGCTGGGTTATCATTAATGAGTGCTAATGCATTCTGCACAAACCTAACCTTGTTAAAATCCTTTGGTAGTGCTTCCGATACGTTGTCGAGCTTATCCGTTAGCACCATGCTAAATGTTTTCTTCTCTGCTACTGCTGTTGTTTCTGCCATAATTATTCCTCACTTTCTTATATTGCGTTAAAGGTCTGTACTGCAAACAACTCATTTGTGGTTCTTTTATAAATGTCCCCATCGACTTTCACGATATATTCTGCACCCTCTTTTACAAGTTCAACCTTGCAAATTCCTTTTCCTGTGCGAAATGTCTTTTTCTGTAAAATCATTTATTTTTCCTCACTTTCTTCAAAATGCTCTCTTATATCAAGTCCATTATCGTCACACCATTCGCACCACTCCTGCTCTTCTTCGTCAAAATATTCAAGACCAGATGCATTGCAATAGTCAGGCTTTATCTTATTTTCATACTGAAATAAGTCATAATCCCATAATGTATTAAGGATTTTCCAAGCCTGTTCAATACTTTCAACTTCAACATAAAAGTTTTTAACCGCTCCTACTTGGCAATTATGCCAAACTCTCATTTTACTCATGCTTATCCCTCCACAATCTCTAATTTCTCGCTATCATTAACAATCAGCATAATCAACTGGCTATCGACCATTTCAGCAACTTTCTTCTGATTAGTGCTGTCAAGGCTCTCACTATCGTCTAAGATAATAGGCACTGACATACCGCTAATCTTCTGAATAGAGTTACAAATATCTACTCTGCCTAAAATCCTGTTACCCTTATTGCTCATAGTTGTAAGAATTGATTTTCCATTAACTGTAGGTATGCAAACCGACTTGTAACCGCCAGACTTATTCAGTTCAAACAGCTTCCACTTAACTAATGAGAAATGACTGTTAATGCTGTCAGATAATGTTTCATTCTTCGCTTTATCCAGTTCATCAAGCAAATCAAGGATTTTCTCGGCATTAGTCTTATTCTGTTCCTGTGTACGCTGTTCTGCCCTCAATTCTTCAAGGCGCTGTTCGTCTGCTGCCGTATCAGACTTTGCAATCTGGCTTTCACATTCTGCTAACCGCTGCCTTAAAGCTGTTTCCTGTACCTTTAATTGAGCCTTAACCGCTGAAATATCATTAGCCTTGCACATAGCCTGTTCCTTTTCGGCTATCTGCTGTTCAAGTGCCTTGTACTCTTCTGTTGCTGTCACATCAATTTCCTGTGGAAGTTCGGATAACCGCTTTTCAAGGTCTGCAATAGCTGCATTCAGCATTTCAAGACTTTCCCGGTGCTGTGGCAATTCTGTTTTAAGACTTTCAAGTGTAGCTTTTTTCTTATCAAGCCTTTCTTTGTACATATTGCCATTGTCAGTAATTGCCTTTAAGTTATCAGCCTTATGCTTTGCAAAATCAGCTTTTAACTGCTCTTTCTTATCTTCCTTATATTCATTACCGCAATAAGGACAGATAAGGCTCGAATCGTCAAACTTACGCTCGTTTTCTTCTTTCCACTTATCACGCTCTGTCTGTAAGTAAGCCTTAATGCACTCAATGGTCTTTTCTGAACTGGCAATACAGCTTTCGGTATCGGCAATAGCCTTTTCTGACTGCTTAACAAGAAACTTCTTGTCAGTAATCTTATCCTCAATCTCTCGTCTAGCCTTGATATTTTCCTCGTTAGCCTTGCGTAATAAATCCCCCTGCTTAAATTTCAAGTCAAGAATATCTGCGCTAGCCTTGTCGTATTCAGCTAACAGCTTGTCATTATCAGTCTGCTTTGCAATGCAATCCTTAATCTGTTCTTTAAGGCTATTTTTAAGCAATTCAAGGTCAGATGTATCAATATCAGACTTAATCTGAATATCTCTTTCCTTTTCCTTAATCTGTCCGTCAATAACAGGCGATTGCTTGTCAACATTAGACGAAATTAATTTATTCATTGAGCGGATTTCTTCGACGGTGTATTTTTCGAGCATTGGTACTAATTCTGCCAACTCTTTTCTTGACCTTGCCATATCTAAGTCCGTAACACTTTCAATTAAACTGAAAAGATATTCTCTCATTTCATCTGGCTTTCTACTAAGAAAAGCATTGATATTACTGCAAGCCTTGAACATCTTCATATTAACGCCTAGATACTCATTAAATGCTGTTAAAGTCTTAGAAACACTGTTGACGTAATATGAGTTATTATCGTTGACAGTTGTTACAATTTTTCCATCTTTTACAGCTTCTTTATAAGTACGTTTCTGTACTTTCTTCATAGTGACTTCTTTTCCATCAACATCAAGTGTAAGTTCAACTGATACATCCATATCATCAACTGATACTCCGTCAACTTCTCTTCTGACAACCGGATTATCCTTTAACTCATAATCACAGTTAAACAGGCACCACAGATATGCCGTTGCTATTGTTGACTTGCCTATGCCATTCTTGGCAATAATCTTTGTTATGTCGTAAAAATCAAATGTTCTGCTTGCGTAACACATAAAATTCTCTAAAACCGCTTTTTTTAAAAATATTTTCATAAACAATACCCTTTCCTTATTTATATATTCATAATGAATACATCATCTTCTATTGAGAAGTTATCAACTGTCTTATCCGCAAGATAATGCCGTCTGTCAAGTTCATCAAACGTGCCGTCAAATATAACACCTTGGACTGGATGCCATACTTGACAACGCTTTTCGCTATCTACTGCCATAGCGGCTAATTCTGAAACTGTAACATCACTATTCATCAGCATTCTCCTTTTCTTCTATAATCTCAACTCTGCCTACTGATACCTCATAAGCTACTCTGTTTTCAATTTCATCTTCACTTATCTTTTTTGTATAAGGTCTTGACTGAAACCTGCCTGTCATTTCTATATGTGTTCCTACTGGCAAGTGACCGACAAACTTAGCTGTTCTGCCCCAAGCTATGCAAGGTATATAGTCTGACTTGCCATATGGTCTGTTTACTGCGACAAGAATATCAGCGATTTCTCTTCCAAGTGGTGTCTTTCTATATATAGGTGGCTTGCATAAGTGACCTATAATCTCAACAGCATTATTTACATCCGGATCAATTTCAACATCTTCTAGCACATCTATTTCCCTGGCGAATACACTAAGTATCAGATGACTATGCTCCTCATTATCTGTATGCTTGTTGTATGACCTTATCTGTCCGTCAATTACTACAGTTCTGTCTACATCTAGTCTGTTAATGTCAACAAGTCTTTCAGATACAACGACCGGAAGCGTATCTACATTGCCGCTTTTTCTTGGAGCTTCTATGTAGAAAATATAAAATCCCTCACCACATATCTCGTGTGAAAAAACCGGCTTTTTAGCAACCTTTCCTAATATATAAATCCTGTTATTATTTATCATTTGTTACTCCTTTCTCAACAAACCCTACAACTTTGCCGCCGTCTATAACTGTTACCACAATGCAATCCTGTACTGTTATTACTTTTTCGTTTACCTGTTTCATATTGTTCTTTCCTTTCTTCTGCATTAGTTCTTATTGTTGCAATAACGGCACAAACTGTTGTGAGTATTATGCCGAATATTATTCCTGCTATAAAACCTAGTATCATAGCTTATATCTCTCTTTCATTATTGTAGGCAGTTCGTAGCAGTCGATATAATCGTGAGTGTCTGCTATGTACTTCTTTTTAAGCTCGCTCAAACCACACCCGTATTCGTGCTTTAACTGCCCTAAAATGTCCTTTACAACTACTCTTCTCAAGAGTTCACAATTCTTATTTCTTCCTAAGAGGTAACTTGTTCTTCTGCCAATGTGTGCCAGGATTTCAAGTTTTTCTACCTCATTAATCTGCTCTCTTTCGCCTTTTTCAGAAATAATAAATATCAATCTGCTAAAACTCCTTTCTAATTAATAAGCTGAAATATCATTGACACAATAAATAATATTGCTGATAAAATCCATAAGCATTCAGCTATCTTGCTGTCTCTCTTTGCTTTCTTGTATGCCGCAATAGAGACTTCTAACTTGTTTCTTTCTGCTATCAGCCCTTCTGCTGATATGCTATACTGTGGTGTTACCTGTATATCTTCCATAAACTTCTCCTTATTTTAAAAAATTGTGATATAATCCCTTTATCTCCCTATAGAAAAGAGGTGATTTAATGGATAACTCAAAGCTTGCTGAACTTTATGCTCTTGCTAAAATATGTGGTTATCAAGGTGATGTTCCTAAATTCAAAGAAGAGTGCCGCAAATACTATGATGAATTTATGAGTACTATCAAGTCGCAGCCAGCTAAAGCCACAGCAATCGGTAATCCTTTTCGCATTGGCTATTAGCATTTAATTGCCAGTAAAGCATTGGTGAGGGAATTGAGAATTCTACATTCACTCTGTATTGTCTCATTTTTCTCACCTTTTATTACATCATCAGCAACACCTAAAGCAATCTGTTCTACATAGTCTTGCAAACTTCTTTGCTGTTCGTCACCTTTAATCACGTATGGTTCTCTCATTCCTGTTCCTTTCTAAAGTGCTGACTTGCCGACTTCCGTTGAATAGTCACGCTTTTCTTTTTCACAAGGAATATATGAAGAAGCACTAACAATAATCTTCATATATTCCAAAAAACCTTGAGCTTCCGAAGCAGATAGACCATATTGTGTGATTAATTCTTTTACAGAACCAGTTAATTCACCTATATCCTTATAGTTATGTAAACGCTTTACATAAAACATACAGCCTTCTGTTGTTTTTGTAAGTTCCTCTTTTATGGCATTTTCAATAAAATCTCTCATCCGTGCTCCTTTCTTTCAACTTTATTGATTGGGTTAAAATCATTATCAATAGCATATGGCTCACCTACCTGCCATTCTCCGTCAATAAATGTTATTTCAATAGCAACATTCTTGTCATTGTAGAATTTCATAACAATCACATCTGCCATTGAACCATCATCAGAAACAGCAATCTGTTCATATGCTTCAAGAAACTTAAAACCCTGTAACATATTAAATTCGTCTATTCTGTCCATATATAATCTCCTTATGCACAATATTTCATAGCATATCTCTTAACAATATTCTCAAATATTGCCTTAAGCTGTGGCTTATCATAAATAACAGCAATCTTGGTTGTTGCCGCTTTTATAGCCGTCTTGGTATTACCTGCCTTTTCCATTCTTGCCACCTTGTTATCCTGCAATCTTTTAAGACTACAATGTGCGGTCATTTCCAACTCGCCGTAAAGTTGATTATAAAGTGCCTGATAATCAATGCCACTTTTGATAGATATTTCTCTCACTTTGGCATTAATATCATTCTTCCAATCGCCGATAGGCTCTGTAAAAATCTCTTTCATATTGTTAACAGTTGTTTCAACCTTGGCTATCTGTTCTGCCTGTTTCTTCTGCTCTATCTCTGCCTTGTTCATACTTTCAACAAGCATATTCATAAGTCTAAGCTGTGGTGAAAGCTGTGATACATCAATAGCTTTCTGCTTAACTCTTTCTTCTACTGTTGTGAAGTATTCCCTTGCTTCTTCTGCCTTTTCTGAATTACCTTTAACAGATAACTTCTTGGCGAAATGAGCTGTGAGCTTATAATCATCTCTCTTTACTATGCCACCTGTCGGTGTCTCGACATCTATGTCGAACCGCCAATAATCCTCATTTTCTGTGGCAAATTCATTATCTGTAATATTGCTTTTCGCCCACCTTGAAAACTGCCCTTGTGCTAATCCTAAGAAGTTGTACAGTTTTCTTGCTGTTGTCATCCCCTCACTATCAATATCAAGGGCAACTTCAATAGGTGTTCTAAGCTCTATCGTCTTGACTTCATTCATTAGTTTGCTCCTTTCTATCGGCTTTCTCTGATTCTCTTACCATTGCCATTCCCTCGGCGACACCAAGAATGTAATTTTTCTTGCTATCATCAAGTTTTGGTATTGTATCGGATAGCTTCTTGATGATTTCCTTTTCCTTTTCGCTCATTTAATTCACTTCCTTTCTGTGATATAATGTGTTTTAAAAAACAAAGGGGTACTACTATGCAATATGTTCCAAATTATCCAAATTTAAATGATATGTTTATCAAACCAACAGTTCCAAATATGGAAATGCCTAATTATGAAAAAGGCAAATCTCCATATGAGCTTTTAGAAAGTCAATCTGCTTATCTTGAAAAGACAAGCAAAGAACTTCACGATATGGCTCAATCCGCTAAATCTCAAGCTGATTCCGCTAAAGAGATTGCTGAAAGTTCCAAAATGCAAGCTGATGTCGCATTAAAAACATCAAGTAAAGCCGATATTAAAGGTTGGATTTCCGTGGTTGTTTCTATCATCTGTGCTTTAATGGAATTTTCTGTACATCATTCAGAAATAATTGATTTTGTCAAAGCTTTGGCAAAATAAAATGACAAAAAATCTGAAACAGTAAAGTAAATATTGAAAGTACTAATGCAACATCCGAAACAGATGGTTTTTTCATTTTTATCTCCTTTCTAAAGTTTAACGCTGTTTAACTTTTTAAGCAAAAAAATAATCGCCATATTCTGATAGCTGAATATTAAGCAGTCTGCTCCATTCTTCAATATCGTGCTGCGAAAACTCTGTCTTGCAATTAAGCTTTCTTGATACCGAAACCATAGAAATACCCAGTTTATTAGCAAAAGCACTCTGGCTGCCAAACACTTCAACTATACGTCCTTTTAGCTTGTTATATGTATATGGCATATATCTGACCCCCTTTCCTTAAGTTGAGTTTAGTTTAACACCGTTTAACTCGTATGTCAACACGAAAGTTTAATTTTGTTTAACTTTTTTGTTGAAAGTTTAACAGTGTTGTGTTAAAATACAGTTATCACAAAAGAAAGGAGAATATACATATGAAATGCGAAGTCACAGCAAAAAGGTTGAGAAAAGCACTTGATGAATGTGGTATGAAACCACAAGAATTAGCTGATAAGACAGGAATTAGTAAGTCATCAATAAGTCAATATCTTAATGGCTCACACGCTCCATCTAATATTAGTAGCGGTAAAATAGGAAAAGTGTTGAATGTAGAACCTTTATGGCTAATGGGATTTGATGTTGAACAACGTAAGACCTTTGGCGTTGAGCAAGGAAATGAAGATTTTGAAATATTAGATAAGATTTCTATGTTAGACGAAAGAGATAAACAGATTGTTCTAAATATGATTGATTCTATGATTTCCAGCAAAAACAAGAAGTAGGGTTTACCCCCACTTCTTAACTAATTTCTTTGTGAATGCGTACAGATATTCTAATATGTCTGTACGCTCTATTTTATTTATAAGCTCTATCAACTTATCTTTGTAATTTTCCTCATTACTGTTATCCATAAACCTGCACTCCCCTCTCTTGCCCTTGCACGTTTGATAGCGATACGATTATTATAGAACACACGTTCTATAGTGTCAAGTGTAGCGGCGATATTGCCAACGCCAATCAAACAATATCGCCTGCCAGAACTTGAAAATGTTTAAGGGTCTTTTCTCAAAGACAAGTTTATTATACATTTATCGTTAGTATATTTCAAACACTTTCGGTCGTGTTGTTTTGACCTTATTCGACAACTAACTGGAATTTGTCGATGGCTTTGCCGAATTCTCCTGCGTAACCATCCATTCCGTTGCCAGTTTCATTATCTACCTGCTCTGGGTAGAAGTTTCTTAAGCCGAATGGTGATACCATATATCTGGCATACTTGTAATCTTCTCCGTCTGGTGTATAGTAGATGATTTCTACGGCGTCAATCTCGTGTTTCTTGTCGCCTGCATAGCCGTTATCAAAATCGTCATAGTCACATCCTGTAACATAAGGTAGCCAGCCGCCGTTTAGTAAATGTACTCTATATTTAACCTCACCACGACTAACTCTAATGGTAATAGCCTTAATAGCTGTATTATCGCCCTTACCAGCCCAATCGCTGTCGTTAGTTACTTCATCCCACCACCTATCAGTATAAGCGGCATATGTAACATCAACAGGCTCATTGTTGTTATCTGTTATTTCTTCCTCTTCTGTATCACTCGTATCATCTGTGTCATCTGCTATTTCTTCGTGTTCTCCGTAGAATACAGATAAGTCACATACTCCGTCTACTCCGTCCACAATACCACTAGAAGTATACTGCCAGCCTACAAGATTTCTAACAACGCTAGGCTTCTTGTCTTCGTTAGGGTCTGTATCAAGTGCCATTTCGTCATAGCCAAGATAGTATCTTGCTATCCAGTAGTCGCAGTTAAGTATCTCTTCATCTGCGTATGGGGCGATATAGCCGCCATACCATGCCATGCCTGTGTAAATACCGAACTCATAGCCGGCATCCTCTATTGTATGCTTGTATGCCTTGATTATGTCGATAAGTTCTGAACCTAAGTTCCGCATACATTCATCTTCAACGTCCATCCAGACAGTTACCTTACGTCCGTCAAGCACCTCTAATACTCTTTTAGCCGCCGCAATAGCTTCTTCTACTGTCGGCGTGTATACATAGTTATATACGCCGCAGATATGCACACCCGCTAACTGACAGCCTTTCCAGTTGTTTTCAAACTGCTTATCTGGGTCAAAATCACGTCTAATAACTTTAAGGATAGCGTGAGTAAGTCCTGCCGCTTTAACCCTATCCCAATTAACATCACCATTCCACGCTGAAAAATCTCCGCATTTAATCATGCTAAAATACCTCGCTTTCTACTGTTCCTGTTATATTTACATCTGAACTAATTGTGTTATCTTCTGTGCTGTATGTTGCCTTGTAAGTGTTTTTAACACCATCAAGAAAGTTCTTAAGTTCGCTATCTAGTGCTGTATCATTTGCTAAGTATGCCGCAAAATCATTAAAGCTGGCTGACATACTAACTGTGCCACTTTCGCTGATTGTAGCTGACAGATAAGCCACCTGTTTAAGTGTTCCGTCTGAGTTTTGAACAGATAATGTTCCGTTCTTCTGAATTGATGAGTTGATGTCTAACATTGTGTTTTACCTCCTAATTTGTATTAAAAAAGGACATCCGAAGATGTCCTTAATTACTTAATTGCTTTTCCAATTTTTTAATACGCATATTCTGTGATTGTACAGTTGCAACTAAATCCGCTATTAATTCATCATAGCGTAATGCGTATCTTGCTGTTAGTTCTTTGGTTATATTTCCGTTTTCATCAGAAACTTGTATTTCGTAATTATCATCATTAACTTTTTTATCTATAAATACCCCCCAGTCACTGTTGCCCATCTTTTCCTTAACTTCCTGCGCAATAAAGCCGTGATGTAATCGGTTGGAAGTACCATCTTTCATTCTAAACTCGCTTGGAATTAAGCTATATATAAAGTCAGCAGTCCGTTCTATTTCTAATGCCTTAATATCTTTTTTTACATTTCTGTCAGAGTCCGAAGCTATTGTACCAATAAAGCCACCTTCGGCAGTAATAGAGTATTTTGCAATCATAGAACCCATTAAAGAAACTTCTGTCTGTGAGTAAAAATTTTTAGAAGTATCATTATTATAAATTCTAACATTTGTTGCAACTTGCGTATCCGAATTAGGATTGTTGCAATAAAAGTTTGCAATTTGAGGATTACCATCATTGCCTACATTAAGACCTTTAATTGCAAATAGATTACCATAAACACTCAAATCTTGAGTTAGCATATCGCCATTGCCGTAAACAGTCCACAGAGGAGAGAGTTTTTGCGGATTATTCCCTGCTTGAATTCCTTTTTGAATAGAATATATCCAAGTATTATCGCCGGAATTTTGCTGATAAGGTGATATCCACACGCGTCTTAAGTATCCATCATTTGCCAAAGTGTCCGCTTGCAAATATCCCTTGATGTTCCAATCTCCAATTTTTCCGCTTGTTAAATATCCAGTTCCAGTTATAATAGCATTGCTTGCATACATTAATCCATCTGCTCGAACATACCATTTTTCTTTCCAGTTTTCTGATATTGAACTTCCTTCATTTGTTAATGTAGCGAATACCCAGTCCGTTCCTTTTGATGGAGTTGTCATTCCTACCCAATACTTGCTATCTGACGTAGTAGAATTAATAGAATTATCAGCTATATTCCACTGCGCAATCTTCCCATGATTCGCAATTATATTATTACTTGTTATAGTTCCATCAGCTGTAATGCTAGTATTCGTGCTGTTTAACGTAAACCTGTTGCCACTTAAATTAAGCCCACCTCTTGCAGTTATATTGATAGTATCTGCGATAGCTTCTATAGCACTCTTAAGCTCACCTGTTGCTGGGTCTTTCTTGATGTATGCTTCAAGGCTTGCTTTTGTAGCATAGCTTTTAAGACTGTCATTAGTTGCGTAGCTTTCAAGGTTTTTCTTAGTTGCATAAGTGCCAGATACTTCTAACTTAATGCTGTTACTTTCCGCTGTGATAGCTTGTGTAATAGCATTATTCATCTGTGTTGTTGTACTGTAATTATCAGCTATATTCTTTTGTGTCTGCGACAATGCCGTTGAGATTTTATTGAGATTAATCTTAAGACTAGCGTTTTGATTAAGCATATAAGCTAATTGTGTGTTAGACACTTCTTTCCAAAACCAATCGCCATTATCATCTTTAGTCCAACGCCAAGTTTTTTGAGCTGTTTCATTGTACGCTATTGCTCCGTGATGTTTAGCATATTCATCATTGCTGTAAGTCCAAGTAAGATTATCATCTGGAAATAAATCGTCTGATGGATAAATGGGTATAAACCAATCAACAGCTGGATAATTATCTTTTGTAGGTGTTTCTGTTACTGTATATACCATAAAATTATCATTCGTTTGTTGGTATAAGTCAGATAACGTAATTTCGTAGCTATCTAGCTTCTGATTAACAGTAGAAAACTTAGTCTTAATGCTTTCATTGTCAACATTTTCAGTCCACCATAATTTATTAGTGATAAAATCACTAGCAACTTTCATCATACCGCCCCATTGCGTGTAATCCTTGCCAGCGCCACTTGTTATAGCTTGCATAACAACATTAAGTGTCTGCTTTTCGTTATCAAGATATATCTTGTTACTCTTAAGTGTATGGGTGCTATCGTTATTGATAACATTGAATAGCGTTTCAATATCTAACTTGCTTGCATTGATATTAGCATTATCTTGAACAATATCATCACGAACAACTTTTCTTGTAACACCTTTTTCAGTAAGTCCCAAGGCATCAAACATAAGATTTCCAGCCTTATCCCAGACATACATATTGTAGTCTGAATTAGCGTCTTTACCTATTTGAACTCTTATTCTGTCAGTATCTTTGATGATAATTGTATTGTCTTGCCAATAAGACATTCCATTTTCACTATGAACCTTAAACTTAGTTGTATTAAGGTCAAGTGCTGTAATCTTGCTCGCAGCTATGCTGTCAATCATAGCATCTTTAATCTGTGCATTGCCGATAACACTTACAACTGCATTAGCAAATTCTGTTGTTAAGCTCTTGCCTGTCGCCGAACCAAACATTAAGGTCTTAATGTCTGCTACATCTGCATTTAACACACCTACATGTGCATAATCTGCTTGCAACTTAGCAATATTAGCCTCATTAATCGTAGCTTTACTTGCTGTCAAATTAACAATATCTGCTGTGATAGTTTCAATCTTATTAGCCTTTAACTGGTCTATATACGCTTGATGTGCCTTTAAATTCTCAATATTAGCATTAGTTATATCAGCATTTTCAATAACTGCCTTATTGATTAAGACTAAATCAGCGTAGTATCGTTCCATTTGCTTTGTTATCGGACCGCTAGCGATGTTGCTGTTTTCTGTATCGGATTGTCCGATAGATGCAACTGTATCCATCAAACCACCGTCACATTCGTGGGTTATCTGCATTATAGGCACTTTGTAATCAATGCCACCCTTATTAACAGTTATAATATCTCCTACTTCAAGCCGCCAGTCGCCGACAAACTTGACTGTAAGCGGTCTAAACTGAAAACCGCCTATCTTTTTGTAGACTTCATCAAGGATTGCTTGTGTCATAAATGGGTTAGCAAAGCTAAGTCCTGTTGCACCGCTACCGCTAGTAATTGTGCTAGTTTCCTTATCGCCGGACTTTGTATTATTACAAGTCAGCTTTCTTATCGTAAAATCCTTGCTAGTAGTAAAAGTAACCCCTTGCTGATAGTATTGATGTCCGTCAAGCACGTAGCCGCTATCCTTGTACCATTTAATTTCAAGGTTTCCGTCAGAATTAATAGCCGCATTGCCGCCTTGCAACGTAGCCATATAGCCTATCATTTCACGCATTGTATAACCTTGCGGCTTATCTGTAATTGTATGCGTGTTTGTTATGCTAGTTGCTAACTGTATGCTTAGCTTTGTACAGATTTCCTCTAAAATAGCCTTATCCGTACTAGGATAAGTTAATTCAGAAAAATAACCTTTTTCAGCTTTGTACATCTTGTCATAAGCTGTGTACTTAGTGTATTCGCCGTTGCTCTCTTCTTTAGTTACAGTAAATATGCCTATCTGTACATACTCAATTCCACTATCACCCTTAACACCCTCAAAAATAGTTATGTCTTTATTTTCAAGTGTAATTTGTGGCTTAAAAATAGAAAAGGTAACACCGCTACTGCAAGTGTTACCTATTGAAATACTATTATTCGGATTGATTATATTGTTGTACTTAAACTCATTAAGTGTCTGATTATATTCTTTTCCGTCAACTGTATACTTGCTGTAATATCTTGCATACAGTAAGTTGAAGTTCGCACCCCAATTGATATTTTTCATATATTGGATTGCCCCTTTCTGCTGATTAATCGTTAATCATAAAGCTAAGTGCAATAATCTGTGCTGGCTCAATAGCTTCACAGCTATCAAATGCACTTATGTTAACTTTCGTGTATTCAAGCACTTCTATTTCCTGTTCTCCTAGCTCGTCAAGCTCTGATTTTGTTTTATTGCTATCCCCTTTATTTTCTTTGCGTATCTTTTTTATCGTTTCTACAACTGCTTTAAAGTGCGGTTCTAATGCCTTAATGTTAGACATAATGGCAATTGCTAACTTGCCACCCATTTTAAGCTGTGCTACACTTGCAAGTGCTTCATAATGTGCTAAGACTTCATTTCCTGTTATTTTCATAGTTAATCTCCTTATTTCTGAATTAAACTTAATTTTGCTCCGACTATTAATCCGTCCTCATTCTTTGCCCTTGTGAGATACGGATATGTCACATCTCCTGTGTATATTGTCATTTCTTTTTGTTGACCGCCTAAGAATAGGACTTGTGCTGTTGGGAATGGGTTATTTTCATCACTAATCACATTATCAAGCAACAACGCCTGTTCACCTGTTAATGGCGGTAATTGAAGCTCTACCTTGTCTTTAATAGCTACGATTGTGCCTACCATTTCTCCGTAGTCGTTTCTTCCTGTGTTTTTAGACCATATCTTGTTTCTGCTGTATGTGTAGCCATTATATGCTACTGGGAATGTCACTCCCTCGATAATTACAGCACTTATCATTCAATCGCCCCTTTCTGCCTAAAAAATAGGTAACAAAAAAGGGAGCGTACCTTTTCTGATACGTTCCCTTAGTTTTATATATTTATATTTTTAAGTTGCCCCTACTGCTAACATTTTATTTCAATACCCATTTTGAATTTTTATTCATTAAGTTAATTAAACAACAATAAAGTATTTCTGGAATGGATTGTCAACCTCTCAAAATATTAATTATTGTATTCCTGATAATAGCAATTCAGGTATAATACAAATCACTACTACGGATAAAGATTTCAAGGATGGTGCTTATATTAAGATGAGAGTGTATTACAATTCTTAAATTTTCACAAAATACGCTGCGTTAATTATTATGCTTTCGCCTTTTTTATGTTCTTTATTATCAGCCATATCAATAGTAACTCTTTCACTTGCTACACTATAATTTAAAAATCCTAATGATGGCGTTTGCCCTATGCAGATTGTACAAGCTGTATAAGAAAGAGAATAATCAGAATTATCAATCGACAATAATGTTTGTAGAGTATTAGGTAGATCCTGTAGTAGTTTACATCTTACATGAAGCTGAACAAGTCCATCTTGTCTACGTGTTGCTTTTTTGTATGTTATATCAACTCGCCCTTGATAAGAATTAATAAAATCTGAAATGTCTTTATAAGTCATCATATTTTTTTTCAGCAAAGCAACATCTGCATTAAGCCGTCCTGTGTTACCAGTATAGGATACAAAATCATCATGCGTTGCGTTAAGATTTGTAGTTATCATTGGTTTTTTATTAAGATTATTTGCTGTAGCACCTTGTGCAAAATGCATATGTATTTGCAATATTGGTTTATCTGCATCAACTTCAAAAATATCGCCATCGTGTAGAGTTTTAACCCATGCATTGTTAGATGTTCGTTGGTATCCGAGTGCATCGAGCAGTTTGTATTTTCCATACTTTAACTTTATAGTGCTAAATGTAAAATCTGTTTCTGCTGTTGCAGTACCAGTGAACGTGTACGTACCATCCCCATTGTTGGTGCAAGTAATACCATTCTTAGAGGAAGTTTCAAGTGTTGGGTTTAATAAATTAGTGCAAATATTATTAGTTAAATTGTTGTTTAGCTCACTTATCATACTATTGTTATTCTTAATGCCATCTTCCATGTGATTAAGTCTGTCTGGACTAAATGGAGTACCGCCAATAGGCTTAGCTTTCCACACTTGCTTTACATATTGAATAAAATTCATAGTAAAACCTCACTTTCTAAGCACACAAAAAGGACACCTCACAATTAAGTGAAATGTCCTTGTCATTTTGCTATTTATTTGTTATTATTAGTTGTGCATAGTTCCCATATACTATGCTTTTATTCTTCGGTTAGAATGATAGTTAAACCCAAACTATTGTTCTGGCTATTTACTTTTTTATTCTTAAAGTTCTATTAACTAACACTTTCCATGTATTGTAATCATCAATAAACTTATAAATATCCTTATGCTGATTTAAAAAGGCGTATACTGCAAAATAATTAAATCCTCTAATATATTCTGGTGGTGGATTATCTTTCGTTTTTCCATAATCACATATTGCAAAAAAATCTCCATAATTTCTAACAGTAGTGTCGAAAACATCTTGCTGTTTCACCATTTTTCCTGCGCAACTATTGTAATAATTAATTAGCTTGTCTGCTGTTTCTTTTTTAATCGCTGGGTAATCATATTTTTCATTGTACTTCAATATTTCCGTCATTGAAATGTACGTTGCATGGAATTCAGACCAAAGCCTTATATAATCATTTTCGGTCAATTCTCTTTTGTTCTTTATCCCGAATTTTTCTCCAATGATAGTAAAGTCATCAATATGAGTTAATTCATGATGTGTTGTTGATATCATATTTACTAAATCATTGTCATACTTAATGTATACTTCAAATTGATTATTAATCGTTGGGTACACTAGCCCAAATTCTTTCCCATTAAGCATTTTAGCATAGTCACTATCAATTTTATTAATAGCCTCATATATATTATCAACAATTAATATTGAGTTATTCCAATCTTGAATATCACTTTGTATATTACGTTCTTGCGCCGTTATAAGTGCATGAGCTTTAATTCTTGCTTTGTTTATCTTCATATTACTTTCCCTTTTCCTTTTTATTTCCAAAATAGCAACATACCATTGTTCCACTAACATATATCACTATAACGAATCCAAGGGATAAATCTTCTCTCTGAAACCATTCAGACATATTATAAAGTTCTTCATTTATAAAGTTTCGTGTTGACACTTCTGCGCTTGTTTCTGTACCTTTTTCATTTTTCTCTGTGCAAAACTCCAAATAATCTTGAATTTTACCGCCTGTTCTTCTACCACTATCCTGTAGATACCATATAAAAGTCGCAGATAATAACACCCAAATAATTAAGCATATCGCTTTCCTTTTCATTGTGATACACCCCCTTGCTGTCTTAATAGTTAGAGTGTATCACAACATTGTATTAAATTCAATTATATGTTATATGCAGGCAACCCAGTCATTGCTGTGTACATATTTGCTTGCTTTTGTGTAACTCTGAATATCTCTTGTCCGTCAATTTCTATTGTTCTTCCATTTTCAACAGCGTATATTAGTTGCCTTAATAACATATTAGTTTCTGTTGTAGCGCTATTATCCATATTAATCTGTGGCATTGTAGGTATGCTAGTATTTGCATTAAATTTACTCGCTTTTGTACTTTGAATAATATCGCTAGTAAAGTCGCCTAAAGAAACCTCAACAGGTTTGTAATTGAGCTCCATACCTTGTTTGAAACCCTCTATCGTGTATTCACCTATCTGTTTCATAACTCTTGATGGACTATGAATGTCTAAGGCATCTCTTATTGTATCAGATACGTTATCTGCGATGTATCTAGCTTCGCTGAAAATACTGTTTTCCATACTTTCTAAGCCATCATAGAGACCTCTGCCTGCATAATGGCCTATATCCCATAATGAATCATATATGCCATCAAAGCCGGATTTAACATTGTTAACGTAATCATCAATCGTACTATACGTGCTACCTAAATTGTCAGATAAACCATTGTTAAAGCCCTCAACAACCCATCTTCCGTATTCTTCCGCACGCCTTGATGGTGAACCAAAATTCATTGCACTATCGTGAATATTTCTATCTAATTCATCCATCCAATCTCTTACAGCATTGTTGCTTCTATCAACATTATCAACAATTCCGTTAACAAAGCCATCTACTGTATTTCTTCCATAGCCCTCTACGTCTACTGCTTCTCCTGCTTCATTTAAAGCAGAATCAAGCATTTCTTGCCAATCTTCCTTAAGTTTAGGCTTTGTGTTGTTAACACCAACATTGGAATAAACTCTAATACTATCAAATAGTGATGTTGTGAGCTTGTCTGCCGCTTCATCAGCGTACACGCTTCCGTCTATTCCTAACTGATTAAAGCCATCTTTAACAGAATCAAGTGCTGGGTCTAATGTGCTTTTACGCCATTTCTCAATAACGCTTTTAATATAGTTTTCTTTTGTTGTGAATATTTTAGCTATTGGGTTTAGGTTTTCATAGTCTTTTGTTGCTTCTTCAACTACTGATGGAAGTTGATTGAGTAAGTTATACTGTACTTGATTAGCATATTGCATATATGCCGCGTCTATTCTCTCTGTGCCTTGTTGTACTTGCGTATCACTAGCACCATATAAACTTGACCAATCAAATTGACTTGCATCTATTCCTAAAGCAGTAAGTCTATCTCTCATATCCGTTATAGCTTGTGACGATTCCGTTCCCAATGTAGATAAGTTATCTTTTCCGTTTTGTGCCGCTGTTACAACTTCATTTACAGCCTCACTAAATCTTTGAACATCAAGTCCGGATTCTGTCATATACTGTGATATATCTAATGCGCCGCCAAATCCTTGAATAGCAAGTGTCGCATTATCAACCGACTTGTCACTATTAATAGAAGATATTTTATCTATTAAAGGCGTAGCCGCATTTAAGAACTCTTCTTCTGATATTTTTCCATCATTAAACTGCTGTATAAGTGTTTCTAGATCTGAACTCATACTTGTAAACGATTCATTTCCTTTGTCGCGTAAACTTGCTAATTGTGCCACATACTCTGGAATTGCAACGCCTTGCGCTTCAAGAATATCTTTCCAAGCGCCTACAACATTACCAACGATAACATCATATTCATCATTGAATACATTTTTAGATTCACTTAATAAGTTTTGGAATTGTTCTATAATTTCCGGCATTTTTTCATTAGTTGTGTATGCTCCATCTTCAACCGCTGTTTTTAAAAGATTTACATTATTTGTTGTTTCTTCAAGATTTTCTTTTGCTTCTGATATATTTTTTAGTTTGTCTGTGGTTTCAGTTATACCATCTGTTATTTTCCCAAAAGAGTCTTTGGCTACATCGCCTAATTCTTTCATTGTAACAGTTCCAGTATTTTGCAATGCTGTAAACATACTATTAAATTCTGCTTCTTTTACAGCTTGTGAGATACCCACTATTGACGATATTAAGCCAGTAGCACCTACTATTAATGCTGTGAATGGGTTTGATAAGCCTATAAGTTTTAATGCCGCTGTTGCTACACCTGCACCGCCTGCTATTTTAGCAATAGAAGCTACAAGGTTGTCACTCCCTGCCGCCAACTCATAAAAGCCGCTTTTAACAAGTGAAAACTCTGCAAATACACCTATAACGCCTATTGCACCTTTCTGCAATGCTGACATTTTACCTCTAATAGTTTCAATCCCCTCATTAAATGTAGCAAAAAAGCCATTGTCATTCAAAGATGTTTTAAGGGCATTAAAGGTTTTATTAACATCAGTTACAGTTTTAGCTGCCTTTGGGTACATAAATGTTAGTGCCGAAGCCGCCGCCTTATTTCCATTAAGTGCGCCTGTTGCCGCCGCTACTGTTGTTGCAAATTTATCAAGTGTCTTGTACGTTTTTACTATACTAGCTACAACTGCCGAACCACCTATCGCCTTAAGCACTTTAGGAACTGCCACAAGCGATATAAGAAGTGTTTCTATAGGTGCTTTAGACAGCATACCCAAGTACAACTCAATAGCCGCTTTTAAGCCTTGCACAAGCACTTTAGCCGCCGATTTAAATACCTTAGTCCAATTAATGCCTGCAAGGAAGTCTCCCATTTTCTGACCGATTTTAAACCAGGGAACATCATCTATAGCGTCTGCAAACCAATTAAATATCCCTGCGACAAGTTCAGAAGTATCTTTGCCTGCCATTTTAAAGTCGCCAATCGCAAAATCTTGGAAAATCTTTTTAACAGGCTCAAGTGCCTTATCAATCCTATCAGCCCACGCAATAGCCGAATTTTCCATATTGGCAAATGCTTTATTCCAAGCCGCTTCATAATCAGCTGCTGCCTTAGTAATATCATCTGTTAAGTCAATACTGCTACCACCGCCGCCACCGCTTGAACCCTTGCTTGAGCTTGTATCATCTTGTAATTTATTTATTTCATCAAATCCCATAAGGGATAATGTAGCTTTCTTAGCTGAATCAGCTACATCTTGGTAGCCATCTGAAATATCTTCTAAGCCGTCTGATGTGTCTTTATAGCCACTTTGTCCGAAGCTCTCAAAGTCAATCTTAACACCCATAAGGCTTGCAAGGTTCACTAGAAGTCGCTTAATTGCAATAGCTACTCCGTTTACTATTGGCATAACCTTTGAAAGAATTGGGATAAATAGCTGTCCTGCTACCATTCCTACCTCTTTCATATTGTTGCTGAACTGGCGTAACATATTACTTGGGGAGTTGATTGTCAAATTTGTTATCGTATAGGCTCTTTATCCTATACTTCTTATAGTTTCCTATAAGTTCAGAGTACATTATCACCCACATCATTATGTTTGGTTTGGTGGTAGCCACTTCCACCTCATACTGCCCTATATGCAGTAGTGTCGGACACTCTTGGGAATATTATATTTATTCAATTCCTACTCGTTACGATACTCAATAGCCTGTTCGTAATCTATTGAGTTATCTCGGTATTAGCATAGTTGAAAACTTTAGCCTTTACCGATTTTGCCCGATTGCCATAAGATGTTTCCATTCTTATGCAACACTTGGAAGACAAGCTATATCATTAACTCTCTTCCGTCTATTAGCTAAATCCCCCCACGATACTTTTGATTGGTCTAGTATAGCCAATACTCTTAATTGTTGTTTTTCCATCTGTGTCATTTCTGATACAGATTTAGAAATGCCTAAATTATAAGCGTATGTTGCCAATGTAGCATTAGTAATATCAATACCATATTTGTACAATGCCCTTGATTGACCGATTAAGCCACTTTGTAAGTTCTGTGCAACCGTTTTATAGTCCACATTAAAAAGTGAGCTTATATCGCCTGCAAGCATTGTCATTGACTTTGTTATTGCTGTTGTTGCTTCACCAGTCTGTCCTAACGAATTAGTAACAGAAGCTAACTGTGAAGCATACTGCGTTATCTCTTGTATGTTAAGTCCTAAGTTTTTTGCTCCACTTTCTTCAAGCAAGCCACCTTGAACATTAACTTTCAATCCAGATAACTTTCCAAGAGTATCATTTACTCTGTTCTGAAAGCTTTCTGCGTATGCCGTAGCGTTATCATATCCGTACTTTTCGTAATCCTTATCCCATTCTGAACCAATCTTGCCAAACGCAACCGCTTGATAGTTGAATGCTTCGATGTAATCTGTCGTTGATTTAATAGCTTCTACAAGTTTCTTACTGCCACGAATTACCATAAAATAAGTAGCATAAAACTTACCTATTGCACTTGCCAAGTTCCAACTACTTCTAGTTGCTGTTCTAGCACTTGCAGAAACGCCATACAGCGACTTTTGAAGTGAGTTTGAAGAAGTACCCACCTTGCTACCTTGACTAGCAAGATTAGCCAATGCGTTAGTCATAGCAATGACATTACTACTTACATTAGGTGCTCTTGATAATGTGGTCATTAAGCCATTCAGCGCATTACCCAGTTTAGGGATATTCACTGTGGCATTTTCAATACTTTTACTGCCTAGCTTGCCTAATGATTTTGCAAATTCTGTAACCTGTGTTGCGTTCTGTGGTATGGCTGATATGCTTGCAACCGCTTTCGTAACGGCTTCAAGTGATGTAGCTGTGTTAGCAAGTGCGGCTGAATCAACAGAACCTATCTTTGTAATATTCTTGGCAAGTCTTGTAAAATCTGCTGTTCCTGCGTTCATATTCTGCATAGCAGAACCTAACTGACTAACGCCGTTTGCAAGGTTGCTTAATGATGAGCCATTAACAGTTGCAAGTGATGTTGACAGCCTTGTAAGCTGATTTATCAGTTTATCAACAGAATTGATAGCTTTAGTGGCAGTACCGGTAATTTTGACTTCTAATGAATCTAATTCCACGCCTTAGCCTCCTTTTATAGGATTGTTGGCGGTAGTCCTCTCTTTTCAGTCTGTACCGCCCATTTTTGCTCATTGAGTAACATCAACTGTAACTCCTTATCGTATGTATCTTCTTCACTTTCTTCTGTTTTTTCTGATAAAACAGCTTGTTTAGGATATTCAATGTGTACATCTTTATTAAATGCTGCACCTATTCCGCAAGAAATAGCCGGAATTGCATAAACTAAAAACCAGTTATACATTTCTGCGTCTCGATTTTGTCTATCAATTTTTTTACCTTTTGCGTATAGTAATAATTTTGTAGGTGTCATTTTTAAAAAGTCCGAATAACTAACGCCTAGTGAACTGGCTAAAACAAAGTATTCTTCCCAAATTATTTTGTGGAAGTCTGCTTTTTCTTGTGGTCTTGTGGTACTACTGTCGGCTTCTTCTGCTCCTTTTCCATCTCTTCTACATTGTTCGCCATTTCCTCTAGCGTTGCCGTTATTCCGCTCAACTCGAAAAAACCATCATCTTCCATCGCTTTCTTTATTTCTTCAAACAATGTTCTATATCCGTAACTCTTATCTGTCTTTCTCTTCTCTGTAATATATGCTCTAGTAAGTTCCTTTGCTTCATCCATAGTTACAGGGTTATTGTCAATACAACCTGCATAAATGGCTAAAATGCAAATCTCCGGCACATCTGCTGTCATATTTGCTAATCCATCAAAGGAAGCCTGTGCAACACTCTTATTCGTTTGCGCAAGTAAGTAAGAACCATTAACAACGGCAAACATCTTCTGTACTATCTCTTTACACTCTGCCGCACCAAAAGAGAACTCAACTTTGTATTCTTTTCCATTTACATTAATATTCATCATAATTTTTACCCTTTCCCACCCTATCGTCCATATAGGGAAAGGTGCGGATTTTACACCGCACCTACCTTTTAAATTGATTATTCTGTTACATCATCAAGATATGATGTGTATTCGGCTGTTTTGGCGTTTGTACCACCAATCGACACAGCCTTTGATTTAGTCGATTGGCTTATTATTCCCCCACCTTTGTTACTGTAAATGTGCCACCAGCACCCTCGACAACTTGAAGCTTGTCTGTGCATTCGATAGGTGAAGTGTTAGGAACTGCTGTTACTGTCATTTCAAGTACCGAATCAGTACCAGAAACATCATTAGGTGTTGCTGTTACCTGCCCCACAAATGCGTACTTAGCAACCGCACCTAATCCGTCAGAACCATATAACTGAATAATATCTAACTGCTTACCCTCTGCTTTGATTAAGTCCTGCAAATAAGCCTTTTCAAGGTTTCCTGTGTAAGTCTTAGCGTCAGATGTTTTGATACCCATTAAGAATGTCTGTGAATCATCTTCAAATGTTGTACTTTCAACTGTGTTAGGTGCTGATACTGGTGCTGAAATCGACTTAGCCGCAACCATTAACTTGTATGAGCCTGCAAAACCATCTTCGCTATGCTCCTTGTAGATGACCCTAGCTTTATAACTTGTACTTGCCATTGCCTTGTTTACCTCCTAAAAATTTGCAAAAAAATAAGAGCATTTCTGCTCTTCGTTACATTAATCTGTCATTTGCCGCTATCATTCGTCTGAATCTAGCGGTACTCTTATGTACTTTATTGCTGATTGAAAATTCTGGCATTGCATTGCCTTGAAATCTCATTTCTTTAAAAACATTCATAACCGTTGCCGTGACCTTGCGACAGTCAGACTTGCTTGTGTTAGTCGTAACATCTACTTGAAATGTTGCTAACAATGCGTTAATTGTCTGTCCGTCAAGCGTTTGTCCTTGTTCTACTGGTGATAGCAGATGAATGTATACTGTTGGGAACACCGCTTGACCGCTGTTTTCTCCCTCGTTTGTTATAACTATCTTCGGGTACGCTTTCTTTAATTGTGTTAGGGTTTTAGCCTTGACAAGTGCTGTGACTGTGTTTTCAAGGTCTATCGCCCAATCGTTTGCATTCGCCATTAGCTAAACACCCTCCTTGCTACCTCAATGTACTTCTGTATTATTTCCATATCAGCCTTATAAACAGGCATTTGTGCCTCAACGCCGTGTGTAAGTACCAAGTCGCCATTATCATCATAGTAACCCCACACTTTTTGCACGCCGTGATGTTCACCGTATGAGCCTATAACCATACCATTAACAGCTCCTTTGTCATGTGGACTACTTCCGGCCGCTCCATTGTAAAATACGCCAGCTCCAAACTCTATAAACATAAGTTCTTTGCCTTCTACAATTAATTTTGCTTCAACATATTCTCTTATGGATTTTATTTCAACATAACTGTGATGGCTTGTATCTGAACCGCTGCGAACACCTTTCTCATCATATGTATAACTTGCTTTTGCCATATTTTCATCAATGACAGGTATTCCAACTTCTGCAAGTTCTTTGACAAGCTGTGAAGTTTTTTTGATAAGCCAGTTCTTATACTGTTGTAGCTGTCTGATAGCTTCATTTACGGACTTTTCTGACAGGGATATATTAATTGTATGTCTTGCCATAATGCACCTACTTTACAACCGCTTTAAGCATATACTTAGTTGAACACAATGCCGGTTTAATGCCTACAATCGTGAAATCCGCCGATGTTTTATCAACAAGGCTGTCAGATGTGTATGTAGGCTTGCTATCAAGCCAGATAAGGTCGCCTTTTTGAACAGGCAACATATTCCTATCTGTCAGTAAAATAGCGTCAAAATCAGCGGTATCAAAGCCGTATTCTTTGCTCTGTGCTTCTCCACCGCTGAATGATATGTTAGCTTTAAAATCAACTGGCTCTGAAAAACCTGTTTTTTCTTCAAGGACTTTAGGTATCTTATTTCCCTCATCATCAAGATAGGGGATAAAATTACCTTCTGTGTCGGTGTATCCTTCATAGAGGATATTGCCCTCATCATCTCTTTCATAGATAGTAACAGTCTGTCCTTGAAGTGAATACTTCATAGCCTGCTTATTAATATCAAGCATTTACTTCACATCCTTGCCGAAACGCTTCCATAAATCGGATAACTTCTCCCAGCCAAACATTGCAACAAACGCAACGATAAAGCCTGCCATAATAGCCGCAAGTATCATATAC